TAACAGCATTAAGAAGTTGTGAATTAGTTGTTCTTACACTTTTAAGAGCATTTCCATATTTTAAAAATGAAGATGCTGTGAAGAATGATTCTGAGTAAAAAGCATTTGGTGTACCAAACACTGAAGTAAGTTCTTTTTCAGAACTTACAAGTTGTATCTCTTCAACTGGTCCCCAGCGAAAAGGCCCTGCAAATCCACCAATCGAGGTAGATACCGCAGGAATGACATTTGTTAAGTCGATTTCTTTAACCTCGACTCCGGGTGATACCATGAAACTCATAGTTGTGTCCTTTCAGTTATTGTTTATTATAAGATAGATGCATAATAAGAATTTATCAATAAGACTATTTATCTATATTGATATTTCTAGAATCCAAGCCAATTCTTAGTTTGTTGGACGAGAGTATCATGTGCTTCAGTATTCAAAGATGAACTCTGTTTATTATCATCAATAAAGCCAAATGGTAATAAGTCATCTTCAATTTCACGAATTCTATCTTCATATAACATTCCCTTTAAATCCATATCAAGTATATTACCAAATGCATCAGAAGATATGAACCATGCAAAGAGAACTAGATTCATCATTAGATCATCATGATTACCAACAGATGCAGCATATGAAGAACCATGTGATTCAAATGTAGCTATTTCTGAAATAGTATCATGATCAACAATTTCTAATTTTTTAAGTTCAATTAAATCTTTTAAATTTGAACAGCCTATCCTTTTAATCCTCTTTGACATTGTAACACCTATACCACCAGCTTTAGTAGAAGATTGGACAAAGGTATTTTCATACTCATATTCATAATATACTGCATTACAAACCACTTGACCAACATCATTATTCTCAATCAGCACAATTGCTTCATTATAAAGATTGCCGACTTTAACTATAATATCTGGAAAAATTAGAGGTGATATCATATTATCTCTAAATGTACAAACCTGTTTAAATCTATCCTTCTGAATATCAAATATATTAAATGTAGAATAATCCTGTCCTCTACCCTTTGAGACATCGACACACATTACATAATTGTGTCCCTTAATAGGCTTCTCATAGTAAGAAATATTATTCTTATATTCAACTGCTTCAATTCCTTTTAATCCTAGAATAGTATCAGAATTAATAAGTGTGTTGGATCGACCGTGAAAACTATTTCCGAACTCCTGCTCAAATTGAAGTTCCGATGTATTTGCTATGGTCTGTTTTTTCCATTTCTCATCTCGACCAGGCACATCCCACCAATCAACACGGAAATTTTTAAATTCATTAGTACCTTGAACAGCACCTTCATATAGACGATGAAAGATATTACCAACCCCATTTGCTGTAGATGTAATAATAACCTTTGTTTCTTTACCAGCCGAAACAACCGGATATGTTGAAGTATAGAATTCTGCAGCATTTTCAACAAAGGCAAACTCGTCGAGGAAAAGAAGATTGACTGATAGACCACGAATAGATGAACCAGATGTCGCAGCTGCGATGATCTTTGTATTATTCGCAAATGTGATATTACCTTTATTTAATGCCTTACATCCAGGTTGAAGAAAGAATGGAAGATTTTCAAGTGCCAATGTGACACGTGATAACATCTCTCTTGCAGTAGCACCTTTATTAGCTAGAATCGCAATAGTCTTTTCTGGATGAAAGACTGCATACCATAAAATATAAATGACTGTGCTGATAGATTTACCTGACTGACGACAAGCGAGTACAATAGAGAATCTATTCTCATTGAAGTGCTTGAACATCCTTTCTTGATATTCATAAGGTTTAAATGGCACTAAACCATCATCAAGTGAGATCACCTTGATATACTTTTCAGCAAAGTATATCGGATCTTTCATACATTTTACATATTCACTAACTTCTTCTTGTGTGAAACTATCCTGTATGCCATCCCTCTTGACTAGAGCGTTACCCAAGTATCCCTTGTCTCCATTAACTAATGTCATTACTTTTACTCAAAAACTTTTGTAGTTCAGTGGTAGAACCAACAAAGATTGCATTATTTGTAGTACCACCAGATGCTGTAACCTTCTGCTCTTCTGATTGTGTCAACTCTTTTCTTTTCTTTTGAAGTGTGATCAATTGGTCCATCATATCAGTAGTAGTCTTAAACATACCAGCAAGAACTTCGAATGCTCTTGGATGCTCAGTCTCACTAGCAAGAGCCATCATATTATCAATAGCTTCTTCTGCCTTTTCGATTAACTCTTTAATCTTATCTCTTGAATAAACATAATCTTCCTCTGTATCAGCAACAATCTCAGTCTGAGCTACCTCAGTTTTTATCTTTTTTAATTGTTGTGGAAGGTTTGTTTCAAGTGCAGTTAAAATATCATCTTTAGTTTTATTCATAATATAACTATGGAGAATCATCAAATCCAAATGTGGTGATCAATGTAAAATTTTCTGGAGTATCATTATCTGAAGCTAGTTTCACATTAACTCTATCAAGTGCTTCAGGAGCGGAAGTTGGATCAGTATCATTATACATATCAACTGTGACATCACGTATGACCGCTTTCGGAACAACTGCTCCAGTGAATCTTACTTTCATTGAGAAACTTAATGTGTAGATTATAGTATCTCTAGTTTCAAAATCTCCCTCATATTCATTAGGGATAGAAACAGAATTTAATATGATTGGTACATCAACTGATGTATTAGGTCCATTCATACCATTAATTGCAACTGTATATTCTGGTGTGAATGTAGGTAAAATTTGTTCAACTATCTGAAGGGCCTCATCTTGTGTCTTTGAAATAATATTTAATTCCATCGTCAATGTATACGGCACACTTTGATTTAAAGTATCTCTCGATAAAGATGAACCAGAAGATGGATAAGATAATTTATTCATCTTATTTAAACTGATTGCAGAATCATATGATAAATCAGTTATTTCAAAACTCATTCTAGGCACTTTAATTGCAATGTGCTCATCTCTACTACTTGACTGTTCAAGTCTAGCTAGAAACTTTTGTCTTGGTCCATATGCAATTGGTACTCTTTCCTCAACACCGCCATGTTTAACTACACGAATATTATTAAAAATTGTTCCAAAAACTGAAACAGACTTCTTAAGTGTTTGATTATAAAAATGTGTTCCCGTAAGCATTATGTTATATCTGGTATACCAAATGGATTCTGTTCACTGAAGTCAATGAAATTTCCATCTGAGACGAATGATTCAAGTTCTTCATTGTCGGCAAATGGATCGACATCATCAATATTTTTGAAATCATTATCTATTGATATTACTTGATAAAGAGCTTCTGATGAAGAACCGATTATATTTCCGTTTGAAGCGTTTGTTATATCGAAGGATGTATTAGTCCCATCACTAGATGTGATACCAACTATATCAAGTTCATCTGATCTTATCTCAGCAATCTCACCACTTATTGTTAGAGAACCAACAGCTTGTGTTACATCTTCACCTAATTCGAAAGTGCCTGATCCTGTTCCTAAGTTTATAGTAGTTCTACTCGCAAACTTAGTCTCAAATGAATCAATCTCTGCAACACCAGTATCAATCTCTTCATTAGAATATTCGAATAATTCACAACTTAATTTAAATGTTGGAATATTTTGAAGTTGATAAAATGGTGTTTCTTCTTCGACATAACGAATTTCAAATAAGCCTTTTACAAGTGGAAAATATATAAGATCACCTTCTTGAGGTCTGACTTCAGCAGTAGTTTGGAATCTACCAACAAGTTGTTCCCATCTACGATTGGAGACAACAAGTTTCATTTGATCTCTCATTTCTAAGCCAAACTTTGAAAGTAGATCACCTTCTCCCTCAAAACCATCGATATTTTCAACATACATTTCAATTTGGAAAGCTTCACCAAATTCACTCAATGATGCTTCATTAAATATACCATCTTCATTGATAATAGTCCTTGGAAGATAGTATACATCATGGCCATATATACGAAGACCTTCTATGACTATATCTTCATAGAGGTTCTTTTCAGATGTCGCTCCTAAACTGAAATATTGATTTCTTGGCATGTTACTATTTATCCAACAAAGAAGTCTGGAGGCATCTCATATGTGAGTTGCATATCTTCTTCAATCTTCTCAATATCTTGTACAGCATCATCATAGATCTGTCTACCATTAAGTGTAACACCACCGGGCAATTGCATTCCTTCAAATTTAATTAAATTCAAACCCCACTGGCGTTTAATAAGAGCAGTAAGATATTTCTTTAAAAGCATATCATTATAAATATCAGTATATGTATCGGGATCGAGTGTTTCATAACCTTCGACAATTATGTATTCACCTTCCCCGATCTTTGAACTCCAATCTGCTTCAATATATAATCTATTCTGATGTCGAGAGAATGTCGAAAGTTGTTGCATTCCATTCACCTGACGATCAATCAAAGAAAGATATTGTTTAGTCATTTCATAATGAACCAATCCTTCTGCCTGATGTAAATCAAATATATCATTTAGATGAATTTGATAATCAACTGAAAACATACCAGTAGAGTGTTTTGAACTACTAAATGGAAAGATTCTATTTACGAATAAAAGATTATCTGGTAAAGTAATATATTGATTTGTAATATCATCAGAAGTTACTTGATGTTTACGATATACTCTTACAATGGCATCTGAATGATATTCTTGATAATATTGAATAGCCTCATCGATGCGATCTTCTAATTGATCATCATCTACGTTAATCTCAATTACTGGAGCTCCAAGCGCTCTTAAGCAATAATCAATTAATCCTTGTCGTGTATTTGGTTTAGCCATAATTCTATTTATAACTTCTAAGGTGCCACTGGATAATCTACTTCCCCATTCTCGTCGATGTTATCCGTAAGGTCACGCAAGTTTTGGCGATAGGTAGCCCAAGCAGAACGAGTATCTTCGTCAAGCGGAGAATCACTTAATTGCGTCCAATCGGAATTAGCTAGCAGATTGTTTCGCTTCCGCCTAATCACTTCTTTCATTGGCTCTGGATTTTCTGCCCAAAGCTTACCTCTAAGGCTAACCAAGTTTCCATTAATTAAAAATAGTGGCGAACTTGATGACTCAAGCTGTAGAGCTTGTTCGTCTGTGATTTCTACAACGCTGTAAATGTCGGGGACACTTGTTAGCTCTTCTGCAGATGTTTCGAGGATAAATCCCTCCGTATCAATTAATGCGTATTTCATAATTTTTATAGGTCATAAATAACCGTCAACCCATCATAAGTTGTGCCGTAACCTGTTGCCCCAACAGGAACGTGTATTTCTGTTGTCATTAGACTCCCACTCCCGAATGAGCCCTGTGCTGCCAAAGTAGGGGCAGTTGTAGCGAGGCAGTTCAATGAAGTCACTGGCGAATATCCAAAAGCCGTCTCTCCAAGTGAAGTCACACCGCTTCCTATCGTAATACTAGTTAACTCATTGCAGAATGAGAAAGCGTAATTCCCAATCGTAGACACACTATCGGGAATAGTTATGTCGGTAAATCTCTGGCAGTTATAAAAAGCGCTATTTCCAATTGAAGTTACACTATTAGGAATAGTTAGGTCAGTAAGTCTGTAGCAGCTATAAAAAGCCCTATTTCCAATCGTGGTCACACTATTAGGAATAGTTGCGCTGGTAAGAAACGTACAATAACTAAAAGTGTAATTTTCAATCGAAGATACACCATCAGGAATAGTTATGCTTTCAAGTGGAGTGCTACCAAAAGCGCCAGCTCCAATTGAAGTTACACTATCGGGAATAGTTATGCTACCTAGCGATGCGTTTTGGAAAGAGTAATTCCCAATTGAAGTTACACTATCGGGAATAGTTATGGTAAAAAGTTTCGAGCAGTGCTGAAATAAATAATCTGCAATCGTAGTCACGCCACTAGGAATAGTTATGCTAGTAAGCTCCGCGCAACCCGCGAAAGCCCCATTTCCAATGGAAGTCACGCTGTCAGAAATAACAATAGTTTTAAGGCTTATACAACCATCAAAAGAATTACTTCCAATTGACGTCACATTACTTCCTACATAGACGCTAGCAAGATCGGTATCACCTTCATAACCAGACTGGTCTGTAATTGAACTCAAATCTCGTGTTCGTACAACGCCAGCATCAATATCGGTCGTGAAGGGATAGGTTACTATACTTGCAATGTCCGCCGTGTTAGTTGCAATGTCCGCCGTGTTAGTTGCAATGTTTGCCGTGTTAGTTGCAATGTCTGCAGTGTTTGTATCAATGTCTGCGGTGTTAGTTGCAATGTTTGCCGTGTTAGTTGCAATGTTTGCGGTGTTAGTTGCAATGTCCGCGGTGTTAGTTGCAATGTCCGCGGTGTTAGTTGCAATGTCCGCCGCGTTTGTATCAATGTCTGCGGTGTTAGTTGCAATGTTTGCGGTGTTAGTTGCAATGTCCGCGGTGTTTGTACTAATCTTATCAGCGACATCATTGATTGTGCCAAGTGTAAAGTCACCGCTTACTGTTAAGTCACCAGATATTTCTGTATCTGGTGTAATTTCTAACTTTGTTGTATGATTTGAACCAATTTTTACTTTGCCATCCGTAACAGTCTGACCAGAAATTGCTCGAGCGCGCCCTCCATCCAATAATAAATCACCAGCCGTTGAACCATCACCAGCAACCTGACCGGCCTCTATTGTAAGATCATTTCCTGTTACTGCACCTCCGGCTCCAGTTCCCGTGCTTTTAGCCGCAATATTCCCATCGATAGTTATACCGCCATCAACCACGATGCCATTTGATCTTACATCAAGCATTGCATTATCATAACCAATCTTAACTGTAGAAGCGTCTTTATTATAAACGTTCTTACCTATAGCAATACAATCTGAATCGGTTTGACATCCTGGTCCGATCTGGAAAGCTTTATAGTTACCTACATTATCACTATCGAAGTTCAATAAAATATCTCCTATAGTTTCGTTATGTATACCATCAAAACTTCCTTTATACAGTGTCCATCCTGTACCATCTAATGGCGTAAAAGATGT